ACTATCCATCCTAGCCTAGCCAAGTAAGGCTCTTTGTTGTCCTCTCCGTAACCAAATATATGACGAGCAACTTCAACAGGTATTTCTACCGTTTTGTTGGGTTCAAACACATAAAACACACCTCCATATCCATCTTTATGGGTTTTGTCAGTGTGGTTGGTTACAAATATATTGGACATTAAAAATTCACTACATCGCCATATACAGAAAAGTTTACAGTATTAGCATTACCTGATGCTGTAACTACGTTAATGTATAGAGCTTGGGTTTGAAAACCAGTAACAGTTGTATTGGCGTTATAAGGAGCAGCAATGTTGAGGTCTTGATAAGTATTACCAGCAGTAATATTTGTCAACACTACGTTTGCTACAACGGCATTAGAAATGTTTTGGTCGCTGCTAGTAGTAATGGAAATATTTGCAAGAGCCACGTTACCGCTAGATCCGCTTACTGTAACTCTGCGAAGAATTATAGCGCCAGATCCAACGGTTGCGTTTGCGTTTGTCAAACCACCGCTTAACAACGGAATAATAATGGTTGTTGCTGCATTACTTGTTGTTGTGTTTAAAGCGGTAGATTTGACAATTGCTAGTCGAGTATATCCAAAACTGTCTTGCAATAACGATGCTACTCTATTTGCATTAGACATTTATTACCCCTTAACTGTTAAATGTGCCAGTTACAGGAATACCACCGTTTACAGTAATTAGCTGCAAAGTTGTATTAGAACCGCCAACAATCACGTTAGCCTGTACGTTTACACCGTCAGAAATAACAACGCCACCAGAGTTAGCAACATATACGTTTGAATATGTAGCTACGTTAGTTGAAGTGTTGTAGTTTGAAACGGCTTGAATTACTACGTTTGAAGTAGCAAAAGCAAGGTAAGTACCAGCAGGAATTACATTACCCGCAGTAGTAACGGAAATGTTTGTGGCAGCTTGCCAATACGCACCAGGCGTATTTTCGTAAGTACCAGCAATGAGGATTTTATTTAAACCGAGTGCCATGTTATCAGCTCCTTATAGTGAAATAGAGTTATAACCAGACACCACAGTCATTGACTTAGGCTTGGTGCTTACCAATTCGGCAATCATCAAGACAGCGCCAACATAACCGATTTGCCAGTTTGGTAATGTAGATTCAAAACCAGTAAATACAAAAGAACCTTGATCGTGGATATAAAGGTTTAAGTAGTTACTGTTGATGAAGTACATGATACCTTCAGGACAGTATGGATCTGGATAAACAGGAACACCAGCGACCATCAAAGCACGGAAAGCTGCTTGAGGACCGTTAGAATCGCCATCAAAAGCGTTTCCTGGGGTGATAACGTATTGCTCTTGACCTACGTAGTCTTGTGCTAACAAAGTCCATGTACCAAAACCGCAAACGGCAAAGGTAGGAACTTCAGCACCTTTTTTCACAGTACCAGAAATGTACTGCAATACGTTTTGACGTGTTGGGTTTACAGAACCTGCTGCATAACGAGTGGATTTCCACCAAGCGTATGTAGAGCGGTTAATGTTACCGTAAGTAGCTAAGTTTGTACCATCATCAATAGCGCCTGGCAAGCCAATAAACTGTTGTGTGTTGGTGTAGTTAGTGTAAAGCGCAGTAGCCATTGCATCCATCATTACGTTGGTCGCATCGTTCATACGAGCTTCGATCAATGGAATAATGGCGTAATCTTGCTGAACTGCACCTTCCATACCTAAGAAAGGTACTGGGGCAATCATTAACTTTAAATTAAATTCAGCGTTAAATGCACCTTGCTGAACTGCTGGCTGGTTAAAAGAACCAGAGTAGTCAGACCATTGTGCGTTAACAAACTGAGCGCCTTGAACTGGCACGGTAACTTGGGACACACCGCCTGAAGCCTGTTGACTATTTGCAATCAAAGCAGCCATCAAAGGTGTGCTGTTGTAAAGCTGTACGACCAGCTTAGGGATAAACGCTCTACGAGTTACGTAAGTTAACTCATTATACTGCGATGAACCCGAGGCTGGAACAATTCCTCCGCCTATTGGCATAATAAACTCCTAAAGTAAATATCCCCTATTTACTACTTATTTAAAACCGATAGGTCTTGAGTTTTGTTTGCTCATTTCCATCAGCGCTTTTTGTGCTTCATCTCTAGCGCCCATTACTGGGTTCTTCCAATACTTTTCAAGGTTAAACTTATTCATTGGGCTAGAGCTGTATCCCATTGGAGTTGGCGTTGCTGCTTGCTTCATCCAATCAAAATATTGAGCTGCTGTTTCGTGATTAGTAACGCCTTGTTCAAGCATTACTTTTTCGATTTCAGCAATTTCTTCTTCGCTACGACCTAATTTTGCTCTGCGCTTGTTTAGTTCTTCAACTGCATCACGCTCACGTAACTTAGATTCTAAAGCCATTACTCTTTGTTCGGCATCATTAACTTTAGAGTTAGTGTATTCCTCAATGTCGAGTTCTGGCACTGAAAGCTCAGGGCGAACCTTTTTGGTCATACGTAAAAATTCTTTACGTGTGTTTGGATTGTCAGACAATTGCTTGGCTAACAATGCCAGTTCATCACGTTGTTCTAATGAAAGATCTTCTAAAGACATAATTTATCCCCTTTTTCTTTAGATAACTTTTTTAGTGTCACCAGGATGGCTCATAGTCATCATGTTCTTAAAACCTGCTTTAGAAGCAGAAGTTAAGCCACCAAACTGTGAGAAACGAGGTGTGTTAATAACTTGACCATTTTTTTGGTTGTTATCAGTAGGTCTGCGAGGTAATGCAGAGCCACGTGGTTTAAAGAGTTCCATGATAATTCCTTATTGTGGAGTTGCGGAAGGCATACCACCTGGCATACCACCAGGAGGAGGAGGCATACCGCCACCACCGCCAGGAGGCATTGGAGGAGGCATACCGCCAGGTGACATACCTGGGATTTGTGGCGCTTGTTGCATTGCTTTGCCTTCAGCCGTTGCGCCACCAGCTTGAGGTAATGTTTGAAGCATTTGCATAATTTCGGTAGGCTGAAGTTCATTAACTTTAGACTTCTTAGGACCGATGATTCCTGTCATGGTGCGAATGGCTGCTAGGAGCTTTTGTCCTTCAGGAGATTCGCTTCCCAAAGCAGGAAGTGCTTGTTCAAGTAAATCCATTGCCATCGAAATGTTAATCATTGAGGCTTCCCGATTACCCATCTTAGGTTCGGGGGTGGACATTGGTGATCCCATTGGGGGAGCAGAAGTATCAGAAATATTACCAGCGCCTTCTGGAGCTGGCGGAATACCAGCAGGTGTAGCCCCATCTTTTTGGGACTTAATCATTTGCATTAGTTGGTCTGACGGTACGCCCATACATTTTCCTATGAATTTACGCTTACTGTAATCTTAAACTATTAAAAGTCAAGTGGGGGGTATTATTTTTGATTCCCTCCCCCCAAGGGAGGTTTATTCGGTCAAGTCCGAAATAATCCTGTTAGGGATTACTTACGACCTTTACGACCTTTACGCTTAGAACGTGCCATGTTAATGACTCCTCTTAGAGCGGTCACCTATTTCAAAGGGAAGGCAGCCACACCCTTTTCTCCCGTGAAGGAAAACTATTAACGGCGTGATTTACGTGATTTTTTATGGCTCTTACGCATTTTAATCTCCAATTAAGCTATCCCCTAACTGAACGACCTAGATCCCTAGTTTTAGATGATCTATCAAAACTTTTTACACCTTGTACACGATACTGCAAATTTGTTGGCTTCGCATCTCTTTTCAAAGATTCAGTAGTTACCCTTGGTTGATCCGCTTTAGGTGCTACGCTTGATCTTGCCATTATCCGACCTCTGGTTCTTTCTTGCCTTTGGGCGCAGGAGCTTGTTGTTTAGGTTGCGATGCTTCCATTTTCTCTCTGCGTTTCAGTTTATCTTTAAGCAATTGTTTCATTGGTGGTTCTGTTAAGTCAAGCAATGATTCAGCATCAATTGCTTTGGCTTTAAACAGATTAAACGCTAATTGTTTTAAATCTTCTGTAAAGATTGGGCTATTTGAGTGAGCATCTACTTTGACTACGTAATCTTTAGTAAATTGCTCGGCAATAAAGGCTTTACCATCTTCATCTTTAAAGTGAGTGTCATCATATGCTTGCAATAGTTTGAGATATAAGGTTGCTACCTTTTCCAAACTATCTTCCACAATCAAAGCCCGTTTTTTTGCTCTTGAACTACCAAGACGAGCTAATTGGCTGGCATGACCTTGGCTTCTTACGCCTGATTCACCTTTACCACTTAATACGTTGCTAATACCTGATACTTCAGCAAACATATTGTCAATTTCATGGATTACTTCAAATAGATCAGGTGGCATTTCAGGTGCAAGACGATCTACTTTACCGCCAGGCATATCTGAAGCAATCAACGATCCAGCACGTTGCATAGCAAAGTATTTTTCATCCGTAATACCGCTAAAGCCACTAAACGCTGTTGGTGGTGCTACTTGTTTAGATAACAAGTCCAATATTTCTACCATGCGAGTATTGCGTAACTCTTGTAACAAAATCAACTGCTGCGCTTCTGAAGCACCCCAGTAGTAATCAGGCAATGGGTTAGGGGTAATCTGTACAAAAGGACACTCGCCTTTTAGGAACAGGCTTGAACCAGGTCTGTCATAAACAATGATGTCAGGAGCAGCCATTGTGACTACTTGATAGTCCTCAGTGTCATCATTCCACACCCACAACTCAGTCATTTCAACTGTATCTTCAGCTACTTGCGCTTTATAACGATTCATTCCATACAAATCTAGGTTAATGTTTCCGTAGATTGTTGGATTGGTTTGACTCATCACAATACGGTTAACCGCATCGGGAATTTCTGAATCATTTGTTTTTGTGCCTGAAGTAATGCGTGAAACAATCTGCTCACGTTTTGGATGGGAATACAGACGGGCATATAGCTCCGACTTAGTAATGTAGTAAGTTTGTGTAATGGCTTCTTGCCTGTCTGTATATGGGGTATCCTCACGCAACACGCCAATAGATGACGGTTCAATCATGTAAGGATGAATACCTTTGTTGTACACCAGCTTAATAAAGGTGGTGTTGTACACAAGCGCCCATGTCAGTGCAGTAGAAAACACTTGATCTGCATTAGAGTTAAGCCACTCATCATTGAGGGCTTGGGTTAATGTTGGTGCTTTGTGATGTTCGGCTGGATGCACCGATGCGCCTAGCGCAATAGAAAACCTAGTGGTTTCCGCTGAATATAAAAATGAAGTTAACTGATCTAAGTGCGGATGAATTTTATTAAAGTACGCTGGCGGTTGTTCTGGACCAGCGCCAAATAAATAATATGCTCTTAGTGTTGTGTAATCACCTTTCCTAGATTCTTTGGACACCATACATTTGTTGATGATGTCCAAATATAGTTCTTCTCTAGCTTCGGGTGATGACGGTATTTTCATTTTTTAATTTTCAGGTTATCTGGATCTGGCATATAACTTGCTGTTCTAGGTCCTGAGTTTATACCAGCCTGTTGTGGTGTCAAGCCTACTTGCTCGCCCATCACCGACTTGCCAAACCTACCAGCAAGAATGGATTGCATATTCATACCGTTTTGTCCACCGCCCCAGACCGCTGCATCGCCTGGGCGACTTTCTTTTGGCGCTTCTTGAGTGGGAACTGGTTTAATTTTGTCTTTGTTTCCTCTTTTACGAGTGGCATATTTTTCTGCGTCTGCGTAATCTTTTTCTTTGAACTTGTTTTTACGGGTAAGGTAACCTGCTTGGTTTTCGCCTTCACGGGTGCTTTTGATGTCGGACATATCAAACTCGATTGCAAGTTGTTTTGTGGACTTATCTGTGAACTTGGTTTTTTGGCTGATAAGGTTAGGAGCTTGCAAAAATACGACCATAACTTCTTCAT